TTCCGTGGGCATGAATAGAATACCTTTACGCATCGTCATCCATAACTTAGCCTTTTCAACCGATGGGTAACTCCACAACACCCACCTTTCCCAATACCCCGCACGAAAGGGATCATCCCAGTTTTCTTCCGTGCTGGTGTCTGCATATAACATGCCACGGTGTATCTCGTATAGGTCTGTTTCCACTCGAACTTCCCTGGGTATCTCGGCACCTTTACGAAGTAGGTGTGCACGCATGAGCCTTGGATTCCCATGATCTGTGTAATCTAGTGAATCCATGGAACCTATATCGATTGTTTTTTGTTTGGTAGAGTGACCCTATATTTATGCGTGAGTGTGGGACTCGGCTTTAACACTACGTGCATATAATTTAGTGAATTTTAGTTTATTGCTTTTTTAACACAACAAATTTAAGATCGCTTTTCTTAACATTTTCTCGTGTGAGTGGGTTCTTGAATAGTATCATGTTTCCATTGGCGTTTATGGCGCTCGTCATGGACATGCGCGCCATTTTACGGAATGAATTTGGTGAAAGATAAAGTTTTTTTATCTTGACAGCCTTGTCACCTGGTTTAAACGCGTTTATAGTTATTGGGTCTACGGGGAAGTTGTTTACATCTTTATTTTTCCATGTAATCCTATTCGTGTTTTTGTTTTCATTTGCATTCTTTTTCATCTTTTTTTCGTTTTTGGTGTAATTTGATGCGTTTGGTCTGTTACCGTTATTGAAATTAATACGACGACCTATTAAACCTGCGTTAGAAAAAGACATCAGTTCTCTGCGCATACGCCTGAGGTTATTCAAACTTTGACGCGTGATAATACCTGGGCTCACATTTTGTATGACGCGCACTGGACTGTTAGGTGTTCTAGGAGGTGTTTCTATGACAACTGAATTATTATTCATACCTACCTTAAACAGATATTTTTATTGCCTAAGTCAATCAAGGTGAATGAGATATTAAGAAACATGCTTGATATTATTAGGGCAGTCGTCGGCACGGGAGGTCCATTGTTGGTCGAACACAAGGGGCGCATCATATGTGAACAATGTGTGATAATCACACAAGACCACGTCAACCGGATGATTGATAAAATTAAAGATGTTAAATTTACTAAAATTGAACAAACTTCAGATCGCTCGTTTTCAATTTCTTAACGACGAAACGCGTTTCTACCAAACGCATGTATGCATAGACCGCGAATAATTCGATAGTGTGTAATCTATTATATAACTGCCACACGAACATCTTCAATATATAGTTGTCGCGTTTATTCCAAGTTTGGTCCCTCGTAGTAGTCTTTGTTCTGGCCATAAATTATATAAAAACGTAGGTTCTAAGTTATGTATGAAGTCATACACATCATTCGATGGCATCACCATTAAGGTGGGTGAGAACGCGAAAGATAATGATGTATTGACACAATCGAGTTTTCCAAATGAATGGTGGCTACACACAGACGGTGGTGCTGGTTCTCATGTCGTCGTATGTTGTGAAGAAGATGTACTTCCTAAGGAAACGAAGAGGGATGCAGCTATACTCGCCGCACATTATAGTAAATCCGTAAGAGAAAGAGTTGCTCGTGTCAATATCGTACGCGTGAATCAGGTCATAAAATGTGATAGACTAAAAAACCATGGGCAAGTGTATCTCGATGGCCCGATTACACAACTTACTCTGTTTATGAATAAGGAAAAAGCTCGATTGGAGAGATTAATGAGTCGTCGGTATGGTTAAAAGATAAAACCATGGATTGGTCATGGGTAATGTGTGGCGCCTTGTGATTAGACCCGATAGAAGTGTGTGCGTTGCAAAAAGACATATAGAAGATGAAACCATCGTAGAAATTATACCTAGAAGACCACCGACACATGAAAAAGGGCTTGTCTCTTCATTATGTACATTACAATTTCTATGTTTGATAACATTTAGCGGTAAAAACTTAATTCAGGCTTGGTTAATGTTTATCAACCTTGGATTTACTCTCGTAGTTATGTATTATATAAGTATCATACATGTCATGTTAATTCATTCCATGTATACATTTGCATTATTAGGCTATGGTATCATCGTGAGTGATATATACATGATGATAATGGCATCTACATACAATATTGTGTATGGATATTATATCATTAAAGATATAATTCGTGGCTAAATAAATGGAGCATCAAGATTGGAAACCTGTCGTCATTCATGGTAAGTCTGCACCTACGACTCAGAAAATCGCTAGACCACACCATGAAGTTACAAAGGAACAGAAACTAGATCAAACGGAAATCGGTACACACGATAAAGTGTCTGTATCGATGGCGAAGACGATTCAACAAGGGCGTATCGCGAAGGGCTTCAAAACACAAAAAGATTTGGCAAACGCGATAGGTGTACCCGCAAACGTGATTAATTCGTATGAATCTGGTAAGGCTATTCCTGATAATCAGATTCTTCAGAAATTACGTAAAGTACTTGGTGTAAGGTTGACGCGTTCTTGAGATTTCAATCAATATCAATTGAAAATAACAAAAAAATGCGAATACTAGACTTCAAATGTAGTTTTACAAATAAATATTAAAACGTGATATATAGTATATGATTATTTACATAGACAGATATACACCCAGTCACATAGGAGTCAGGCATTACGAAGAAAAGGGTTTGGGTATAATTGCATACGACGATATAAGACCAGGTGAAGTCATATATGAATTTCCCATTTGTAAAATACCAGAAGAAGACATTACTATAGTTTCTAGTGCTGGATACACAAATTTTATACCTCACAAACACGTGTGTGATTTTGCTATAAAGTGTAACATCTTTCCATATTGGGATTGTCTTCTTAATCACGATGATAAGCCAAATGCATTTCACGATTATAAATTTGAAAGTAAAAACGGTAGAATTTTTAGTAAATTATATGCCATGAAATATATAAAGGCGGGCGAAGAAATACTTGTAAATTATATGGATTTGGTTGATCCTTTGTATGTACTATTAGATGGTTTATATATTCCAAGTGCTTATTTCGCAAAATATATACCAAATGAACTTCCATCTTAATTAGAATTTAAACGCGGTATTCCCGATAGGGAGATTATCGAAGCGCTTGTTTTATACTTGTTTCAGTTCAAACTTGAGTAATGTCCTGCTATGTAATACACATCTTCAAATCCCAAATCAATTAATTTCTCTGCCGCAATCCTTGCCCTCTGTCCGGTGTTGCAGTAGACGAGCAATCCTTTTTTTGGAAGTTCTGTCGTTGTTTTTTCGTTCATTTTGTTGACTGGCAAATGTAACGCTCTTGGGTAGTGACCAAGTCTGTACTCTGTAGATGTTCGTACATCTATGACTTTCTTTATCTTTCCACTTTTGATAAGTTTCTTCGCTTCCGAAGCGGAGACCAAGTTTTCTCCTGTGAATGTGTACGCGAGAGCGGCCGCACCGAGTGCTATGACGAGAGGTATCATTTATATATACTTGTATAAAGATTACACCCGAATGTTATTCATGAGTCTTCAAATTAAGAAGCTACACGAAGATGCGATCATTCCTACACGGACTTCACCTGGGTCCGTTGGCTATGATTTATATAGCATGGAAGAAGTAATCGTCCCGCCACTCGAACGTGCTTTTGTAAGTACTGGTGTCTGTGCACACTTGCCACCTGGTGTTTATGGTCGTATTGCACCTAGATCCGGTTTGACACTTAAGTATGGCATTCAAACCGGTGCGGGTGTCATCGACCCAGATTTTACGGGTGAGTTGAAAGTCATCCTACTTAATCACGGGAGTGAGCCGTTCGTCATTAAGAAGGGAAATAGAATTGCACAAATGATTCTGGAAAGGTGTGAAACACCTCTCATCGAAGAAGTACAAGAACTCGTGGAAACACAGAGAGGAAATCGTGGTTTCGGGTCTTCTGGAAATTAATTTAGTTGGAGAATGCAATACCTGCCATACCATCTTTCACTCTCAAAATATTGTAGTTTACGGCATACACTCTATATAATCCATCATTGGCGCCGGAGCTTGGACTTTGAATGGTAAGTTTCGCATTATCTATGCGAGAGAAGTTCAAAGAGCCACTTGGCTGTGACCGGTTCATGGTCAAGCAGAATGGCCACGTGAAGAGTGGAACCGCATCAAGAGATGATGGCGCGAGTGCAGTGGTGTGCATTTCGTGAACAACATTATGGTGGAATGTGTTCGAACCATTTTCGAATAGGGCGAGGCCGTTAATGTAAAGCGACGCGGTATCGAAACTGTAATCACTCGCCCATCCAGTACCAGACACATTTGACGTTGTCAAGTGGAGCGCCTTGACTGGATGGTTGAAATAAGTCAAATC